TTTTATATAGATTTTATATTTGGACTTCCGGAGATGATGCATGGCTTTGCAGATAAAGCTCCGGAAACAATGAGAGCTACAGAGAGAATGATTGCTTTGGGTAGCGAAAGGCCAAAGTCTAAACTTAGAGACATAGAGTTTAGTATGAATAAGTTGGGTAAGGTTTTGTACAATCTTTCCAAGGGTCACTACACATACAAAAAGATTTTTAGATTGGCACAGCCAAATAACAATATAACTGAAGTTATGGCAAATTTTTATACAGATGTTTCCCAAGCTGTGTTAGATTTAAAGAAGGAAAGACACATGTTAGATCAGCATGACGTAAGAATTGAACCCGGATCAACATTGCCATCTAGTAAATATGCAGAACTTGCTGTTTACTTAGAAGCGTTCCAGTTAGGAATTGTTGATCGTTACGAGGTGTTAAAGAAGAATCCTGAATTGTTTGATAAGGAAGGTATTATGCGTAGAACAGAAGAGAAGCAGTTGTTACAACAGCAGATACAGGCAATGCAGGATCAGATAAAGAATTTGCAGGGTGACTTGCAAACTGCCCAAAGAGAATCTGTCAGTGATAGAAAGAGAGTTGAAGTCGAGAAGTTTAAATCTAGACTATCCGAAATCAATTCTGAGTCTAAAGCAGATAGAAGGGTACAACGTGGAAAACTAGAAAATGAGGTGAAGCTTGAGGTTGAGAAATTGGCTAGCAATCTGAAAGATGTTCAGAGAAAAGTCAGTTCCGCTCCAGAAGCCTAAAGACATCTAAGGAGAAACTATGTCAACACTAGAACAACAGGAAGTGAATGTCCCTAGCGAACAGCCCGGTGCTAATAGTGCTTTTGAAGAGGATATTATCAGTCAGCAGGCAGGCCCAGAGCTTGTAGCTGAAAATCAAGAACCTACACAAGAACAGTCTACTTCTATAGATTATGAAGCAGAAGCAAAAAAGTTTCAATCTATGTATGATCGTGCTCAGGCCGAAAATGCTAAATTGCAACAAGGTGCTCAAATACTTCAACTACTGGAGCAGAGACCAGACTTGGTAAAAACTCTTGAGGATGGTATTGCCGGAAAGCAAACACAACAGCAACCAGAGCAAACAGTTGGTAAGGACGATTTCAATCCTTGGGATGCTTTTACAGATGAAAACTCTGAATCTGGACGATATGTAAATAACAAAATAGAGAATATGGTTCAGCAGAGATTGCAGTCTGCATTATCCCAACAACAGCAACAGATACAGTCTGAAATGCAAATGCAAAACACTGTGAATGAATTGAGAGGAACATATAAAATGTCAGATAATGACATAAATGATTTCTTGCAATTCACAACACAGCCAAAAGAGAGAGTAGGTTTGAACAATCTAGTTAAACTTTGGCAGATGCAAAACGGTCAGTCTGTTGCAAACAATGATACAATGGAAGCGGTAACTGCGGCAAAGCAGGCTCCTCGCACAGCAGGAGTGCTTCAAGGACAGCCACAAACATCTCAACGCAACGATGCTGATAAGATGTTTGATTCGATCATATCGACTGGAGGTTCTGGAAGATTACCGTGATTAATAATAACCACATAACACAAAGGTAATAAAATGGCAATATCATTTAATTCTGGAGTATTAAAATCCAGTGATATAACAGCTACTACCTCTGATGCTGGTGTAGGTCAAAGACCGGATAGAAGACGGATATTTAACTTCGGTGACAGGGTTGCCGAGTTAGTTCCAGAAGAATCACCATTCTTCGTATATCTTAATCAAGTCGCTAAGTCACCTACTGATGACCCCGTGTTTCGTTATTTAGAAAATCGTAACCGAATTAGTTTTACAGACCGTTCTCTTTTAATTAAGGGTGCTGTTGGTACGGTTGCCGCAGGTTCTTCGTATTCATTTACTGTTGATACTGCTGGTGGAGCCGCTGTAGAGTACCTTATTAAAGGTATGGTCTTAGCTGTCGGAACGAAAGATGATACAGATGGATACGGTCAGGCATTAGTGAGAGTAGATTCAGGAGTTGCTCATGCAAGCAATCAATCCACATTTACAGGTAAGGTAATTGATGTATCTGCTGTAAGTGGAAGTAATAGCATTGCTGATGATGACGTAGCTCAAATCATAGGTTCTTCTTTTGAAGAAGGTTCTGGTTCACCCGATGTATTTTCTTCTGAGTTAGAAGACGATTTTGGGTACACCCAGATTTTTAAAACAGCGGCAGAGATGACAAACACTGCTTATGCAACTCGCTATCGTGGGTATGCTGAAGAGTGGAATCGTATCTGGGCTACTAAACTACGTGAGCACAAAATTGATATTGAAAGAGCTATGCTCTTCGGTCAAAAAGCTCGTGTAGGTGGCATCCAGTACACTGAAGGTCTAGTAGGGCACATTGTGAAAAATGTATCTCCAAAAACTGGAACAGATGATTTCAGCTATGCATCTGGTAGTGCTTACTATAGAAGTGTATCACAGGCAAACCTAACTTACGATAGATTGCTTGGAGACCTTGAGGTAATCTTTGATCCTGCTAGGGGTGGAATGTCAGAAAAACTGGTTCTATGTAGTTTACCAGTAGTCACATTCTTCAACAAACTAGGTGATGGAAAGTTCCTTGATGCTTCTATAGGCTCAGCAAACAATATGCCTTTTAGGATGAATTTTGATTCTAGAGAAGGATCATTTGGTCATTCTGTAATGGTCATTGATACAATACACGGAACATTGAATCTTGTAAAGGAGCCATTGTTTAGAGGTATTGCATCTGGTTTTATGCTTATGGCTGACATGACTCAGTTGGCATATCGTCCGTTGATCGGTAACGGTATCAATCGTGATACGCAAGTTATGACTAACGTACAAGGTGCTGATGAGGATTTAAGAAAAGATATGATCTTGACCGAAGCTGGTCTTGAAGTAACTCTTCCTGAGTCACATGCACTATTTAACCTAGAGGGAGTCTAAGATGAGAAGTGATTTTCTTAACGAGAGTAGCGGTTCAACTTTTGGCTTAAAGAAAAAGGTTGAAAAAATCGTAGCGGCTAGAACCTTAACAAATGACGATAGTGGCAAAGTCTTTTTATGTGACTCTGCTGGTGGAGCATATGAAATTACTCTACCAACAGCATCTACTGGCGAAGACGGTGTTTACTATAAGTTTATTGTTGAGGAAGAAACTCCAACTGGAGACATTACAATAGCGGCTGGAAGTGCTATAATTAGCTTGGTACAAAAAGATGCTGGTGGTGATGCGGCTAATTCAACAGCGGGAACTCAAGTTTCTAATGTTATTTTAGACACAACTGCACAAAAAGGTGACTACGTAGAGCTTATGTTTGTAGGCGGTGAATACGTAGGAAGCTCATTGTCTGGTATCAATAATGGTATCCAAACATCTTAATCCGAATAAATAAGGATAACAGTTTTAGGTACTGTAGGGGTTGTCAATAAAAGACAGCCCCTAAAACCTAAAAAGGAGAAACTATGAAAAAATGCATGCATTGTAACGAAGACAATAAAGAAGGTTGGTTTTACTGTAAATCTTGCGGTAAAAAAGCTTCTGAAAGTAAATTCACTACAAATCTATGGATGACATCTGATCTAGGAAAGAGAACGGATGTAGAGTTGTCAACTCAGTCTATACAACAAAATACAGAAAAAATGAGAAAAAATTTAGGCTATGCCAGCTAAGAAAAAAGGAAAAAATAAAGATTCAAGGCTTGCGAAGGCAGGAGTGTCTGGTTATAACAAACCAAAAAGAACTCCCGGTCATCCTACCAAATCACATGTTGTGGTTGCTAAGGTGGGATCAAAAGTAAAAACAATAAGGTTTGGACAGCAGGGAGTACGAGGTGCTGGCAAAAATCCAAAAAGCAAAAAAGACAAAGCAAGGCGTAAATCATATTACGCTAGACATAACGCACAAGACCCTAATCCTAGCAAGTTATCTGCTAGGTATTGGAGTCATAAAGTAAAATGGTAAAAGGAGTTTATTATGCCAATGGGTAAGGGAACGTATGGTTCTAAAAGAGGAAGGCCAAAAGCAAAGGCAAAAACAATGAAAGCACCAAAAAGTGTTAAGGGTGTTTCTATGGCTGGTCTTACTATGAGACAGGCAAATGCTATGAAAAAACATTCAAAGCATCACACAGCAAAACATTTGAAGATGATGGCTAATGCAATGAAGAAAGGTAAAAGCTTTGGAGCTTCTCATAAAATGGCTCAGAAGAAAGTTGGAAAGTAATGGCAAAAACCGTTAGCTGGATGTGGGGTGGTAAGAAACATTATGGAACCTTGATAAGAGAAACAAAAACCCATAAGTTTGCTAGAACAAAAAACGGTAAAGTCAAGAAGATTAAGAAGTAGTGACTAGAAAGAAAAAAGACCCGAAGGTTGGCACGGGTAAAAAGCCAAAGGGTAGTGGACGTAGGTTATACACAGATGAAAACCCAAAGGACACAGTAAGGATTAAATATGCAACGCCTGCTGATGCCAGAGCAACGGTTGCAAAAGTAAAAAGGATTAGAAAGCCTTTTGCTCGCAAGATACAGATACTAACAGTGGGAGAGCAGAGGTCAAAGGTAGCGGGAAAGAGAACACAGGTACAGATTTTTAAAAAGGGTAAAGAAGCGATTAGAAAGGCAAACAAAAAGAAAAAGTAGCATGGCTAGGAAGTTTAAAAAAGTACCAAAGACAAAACGAGGCGTACCCAAAAAATATGTTAAAGGTTCTAGAAACCAAAAGAAAACACAGGATGAGATATTAAGAACACGTAAGATGTATAGAGAGGGTGCATTGACACCTGCAATGATGGATATGATATCGAAACAAAGGAGTAAGAGTGGCAAGAAAACCAGCAAAAAGAAAACCAGCAAGAAAAAAAAGCGGAGGAAGTAAAGCCGCAGTTCTTGCTAAGTATTCCAAAAGCTCTGGAATATCAAAAGGAACTTTGTCTAAGGTGTACTCAAGAGGTTTGGGTGCATACTACTCCAGTGGTTCTAGACCCGGAGTTAGTGCTCATCAATGGGCCGCTGGCAGAGTAAGAAGTTTTGCTACAGGTAAAGGTGGTGCTAGAAAAGCAGATGCAGATTTAATACGTGGTGGTAAAAAGAAAACAGCTAAAAAGAAAACAACAACTATAAGAAAGAAGAAATAATACATGGCAACATTTGAATCACAAGTAGAAGCGTTAACAAGCCTAGATATAGATGGTAGCAGTGCACCAACACAGTCAGAACTTTCTCAGTTCTTAACAGATGGTGCTAAAGAAATCTTAAATACACTACCAAGATCAAAGCAAGCTTTGTTTACAACCGCAAATGATTTAAATAGTAGCAGTCAAAGTCTTACTATTTTGGGTTCTGAGATATTCAGTGTAACTAGAGATGATGGTACAATCAATCAGCCTTGTAGAAGAGTACCTGCTGAGTTAAATGGACGTATTAGAGATTCTGATGATATGATGGCGGCTACCGTTACAGACCCTGCTTACTATGTTACAAATAATATTTTAGTTGTTGTTCCTTCGCCTACTAATGATCAGAACGCTCATGTGCATACATTGAATTATCCTACCGTTGCTTTTGGTGATAGTGCTATCGCTAAGTTTCCAGATGATGCTGAGTACCTCGTTCCTATTTATGGTGCAATAAAATCTTTGCAAAACTCTTTAGGTGCTTTGTCGCTAAGTAATACAGATGTTACTGATGCACTTACCGCTATTGGTAACGCCCTAACGGATGCAAAAAATGCAGTTGATAAATTTGAAAAGGCTGATTCTGAATCAGTGTTTGGTGA